ACAACATCTTGTTGGGATGCTGACCGCCTACGACTGGGAGTTTGTGCACCAAGCCAAGGAGCTTCGCGGGTATGCAGTAGCAAAACTGGTCGAAGAAACACAAAGCCCCAACGCTAACATCCGCCTAAAGGCACTTGGGTTGCTAGGCAAGGTCACCGAGGTTGGTCTGTTCACCGACAAGATTGAGGTCAAGAAGGAAGAGATGTCCGACACCGAACTCGAGCAGCGGATCAAAGAAAAACTTAACCGGTTCATGCACATAGTGGATGTGGTTGACGTAAGTGATAAGGGGACAGAAGCCCCGCCAGCCCCAGCATCCGATGAACATTGACAAACTCACCACCCTAAGTAAGCCTGAGTTAGAAGCGCTTATGCGGGCCCTGCCCACGATGTCCATAAAGGACAAAATGGAGCTTATGGATGATTTGGACATTCGAGAACGCCGAGCCAGCCTGACGGCAGCACAGGGAAACATGTTGGGTTTTGCCAACGCCGTGTACCCCGGGTTCAAGATTGGGCCCCAGCACAGGAAGCTAGCCAAGATTTTTACGGACGTGATCGAAGGGCGCAAGAACCGCGTCATCATCAATATTGCACCCCGTATGGGTAAGTCCGAATTCAGTTCATACCTATTCCCTGCCTATTTTTTAGGCAAGTACCCCGAGAAAAAGATTATTATGGGCACCCACACTGCGGGTTTGTCCGAGGATTTCGGTCGCCGAGTGCGAAATTTGCTTGATACGGAGGAGTACCATGAAATTTTTCCCCAAACAAACGTGGCATCTGACCAAAAGGCTGCAGGCAAGTGGTCTACTTCTGCTGGGGGCCAGTATTACGCGGCTGGTGTGGGCGGTGCCCTTGCCGGTCGTGGTGCTGATCTGTTCGTTATTGATGACCCACACTCCGAGCAGGACGTAAAGATTAACAGCCGTCTTGCGTTTGACACCGCGTGGTCTTGGTTCCAGACCGGACCCTTGCAGCGCTTGATGCCGGGTGGGGCGATCATCATCGTGATGACGCGGTGGTCGCTCTTGGACCTTACTGGGCGCTTACTAACGTACCAGATGAAAAATCCCGAGTCGTTGCCGTGGGAGATTGTAGAGTTACCGGCCATCTTGAACGAGGACGAAGACGACGAGAAGTCGCTCTGGCCGGAGCAGTGGCCGCTGGAGACATTGAAGGCGACCAAGGCCAGTATCGAGCCACGGTATTGGAACGCGCAGTACATGCAGCAGCCTACGGCCGAGAACTCAGCGCTGGTGTCACGCAAGCATTGGAGAGTTTGGGAACATGATGAGCCGCCCAAGTGCGACTACATACTGCAGAGTTGGGATACGGCGTTCGAGACAAAGAACACAGCCGACTATTCAGCCTGTACGACATGGGGCGTGTTCTACAACGAAGACGAGGGCAACAGCCCGCAGGTGATCCTGCTCGATGCGTTTAAAGACCGGATGGCGTTCCCTGAGTTGAAACAGGTCGCGCTCAAGCACTGGAAAGAGTGGGAGCCTGATGCGTTCATTGTGGAGAAGAAGGCCGCAGGCGCTCCGCTAATCCAAGAACTGCGCAACATGGGCATCCCCGTACAAGAGTTCAGCCCCTCCCGAGGCAACGATAAAATGGTCCGGCTTAATGCTGTGGCGGATTTGTTCACTTCGGGCAAAATATGGGCACCTGACACGCGCTGGGCGCGAGAAGTCATTGAAGAGATCGCAGCTTTCCCAGTGGGCGAGAACGATGACTACGTAGATACGACAACACAGGCACTCCTGCGCTATCGCCAAGGCGGGTTTATTTCGTTAGACTCCGATGAGAAAGACGAGCCTAGAATCTTCCGGCGGTATCAAAACGCTTACTACTAAGGACAAAAATGGCAACAAATATTGACAAAGGCTTGTACCAAGCCCCCAAGGGAATCGAAGAACTAGCGCAGGACGAAAGCGCAATAGAGATTGAGATCGTTGACCCCGAGGCGGTCAACATCCACATGGATGGCTTAGACATCTCGATTGAGCCGGGTGAAGGCACCGAAGATTTTAGTAGTAACTTGGCCGAGGAAATTGAAGAGGGTGCGCTGCAGTCACTTGCAGGCGACCTGTCAGGCGACATTGACAACGACAAAAGCTCCCGCAAAGATTGGGAGAAGGCGTACACCGAAGGCTTGAAGCTGCTTGGGCTCCAGTACGAAGAGCGCACAGAGCCTTGGTCAGGCGCATCGGGCGTGTTCCACCCCATGATTACCGAGGCAGTTGTAAGATTCCAGTCAGAAACAATCACTGAGATGTTTCCTGCACAGGGTCCTGTACGTACAAAGATTATCGGTAAAGAAACTCCAGCGAAGACAGAGGCAGCGGTGCGTGTCGAAGCTGACATGAATTACGAACTGACAGAAGTCATGCGCGAGTTCCGCCCTGAGCAAGAACGCATGCTGTGGAGCCTACCGGCCACGGGCTCGGCGTTCAAGAAGGTGTACTTCGACCCGAGCTTGGACCGCCAAGTTTCGATGTTCATCCCAGCAGAAGACATCATTCTCCCCTACGGTACGACCGACTTGGACACTTGCTACCGCATCACACACGTCATGCGCAAGACCAAGAACGAGATTGTGAAACTACAAAAGGCGGGGTTCTACTTAGACATTGACCTGCCTGATACCAACAAAGAGTCCACTGACATCCAAAAAGCCAAGGACAAAGAGACCGGCTTTAGCGATATGAATGATGATCGGTTCACGATCTACGAGTGCCACGTAGACTTGGACATCGAAGGGCTGGGCGACTCCGAGGATGACGAAGGGGAAGCAACAGGCATCGCGCTGCCGTACGTAGTGACGATGATTAAGGGTTCCAACGACATTTTGGCAATCCGCCGGAATTGGTTGGAAGAAGACAAACTTAAACTGAAAAGGCAGCATTTTGTCCATTACCAATACATCCCCGGATTCGGAGCGTATGGCTTCGGCTTGTTTCACCTTATTGGTGGCTTCGCTAAGTCCGCAACCAGCATCATGCGCCAGCTTGTCGATGCAGGAACTCTCTCAAACCTACCGGGCGGGCTTAAATCAAGGGGGCTCCGCATTAAAGGTGACGATACACCGATTGCACCCGGCGAATTCCGCGATGTAGATATTGGCTCTGGCGCACTGCGGGACAACATCCTGCCACTGCCATATAAAGAACCAAGTCAAGTGTTATACACGCTGCTTGGAAACATCGTAGAAGAGGGTCGTCGGTTTGCTTCTACAGCGGATATGAAGATCAGCGACATGTCCGGCCAAGCCCCTGTGGGTACCACTTTGGCTCTGTTGGAGCGCCAGTTAAAGGTGATGTCGGCCGTACAAGCCCGCTTGCACTACAGCTTCAAACAAGAGTTGCGCCTTCTGGCCGTCATTATTCGGGACTACACCGATGATGACTACGATTACGAGCCCGATACAGGCGTTCCAAGCGTCAAGAAGTCTGACTACGACCATGTGGACGTAATTCCCGTCAGCGACCCTAATGCGGCCACCATGAGCCAGCGCGTGGTTCAGTACCAAGCGGTTATGCAGATGGCGCAGTCGGCTCCAGACATCTACAACATGCCCAAGCTACACCGCAACATGCTGGAGATTTTGGGAATTAAGAACGCCGACAAGCTCGTACCCCTGCCCGAAGACCAGAAACCTAAAGACCCCGTGTCTGAGAATATAGCCCTTTTGAAGGGCGAGCCTGTTAAAGCGTTCCTGAACCAAGACCACAGAGCGCACATTGCGGTGCACATGTCAATGATGCAGGACCCCACGATTGCGGCCAATATCGGGCAAAACCCCAAGGCTCCGGTCATTTCGGCTGCTTTGATGGCCCACGTTGCCGAGCATACGGGTTATATGTACCGCAAACAGATCGAAGAGCAGATGGGTATGCCCCTACCTGCCGAAGACGCAGAATTGACCCCAGAAATCGAGAATGCGCTATCAGGAATGCTTGCACAGGCAGCGCAACAGGCACTGCAGATGAACCAACAGCAAGCGGCTCAGCAACAAGCTCAGCAGCAAGCGCAAGACCCACTGGTCATCATGCAGCAGCAGGAACTTCAGCTTAAACAGGGCGAGTTACAGCTTAAATCGCAAGAAGTTAACCAGAAGTATCAGATCGAACAAGCCAAACTTCAACTGGAAGAAAAGCGTTTTGTTACAGATGCCGCAGGAAAAGCCGATGCAAATCAACTCAAACGCGATCAGCTTGAGGCCGATATGCAGTTAAAAGGTACGCAGATTGGTGCCCAAATCAAGGAAAGCAACCAAAAGCAGACTTTTGAGCAAGAACACGCCGGGATCAAACTCGGTGCAGAGATTGCGCGAGATAAGCGCGATCAAGCCCTGACTGCTGTGCAGTCGCTTCAACAACCTAAACCAACGGAATAAAAATGCTCCAAAAATTCGCAAGCGTATTGCGCGAACAAATACGCACGGACATGAACAATTATGCTGACGACATAGCTGGTGGGGCTTGTCGTAATTATGAAGAGTATCAAAAACTTTGCGGTGTTATTCAGGGTCTAGCCACCGCAGAGTCCTACCTGCTGACCCTGCTAAAGAAAGTTGAAACAGATGAGTGACCTTATCTTGCCCCCGGGAATAACACTCCCGCAAACGATTCAACCGGCAGAAATGCCTGCTGAAGATGCGACAAACGAGGAAAAAGCAAGACAGCTACCGGAACCTGCGGGTTACAAGCTGTTGTGCGTGGTTCCTGACGTATCCGAGACGATCGAGGGTACTAACCTCGTGAAGGCTTCCGACATCATGCGTCGTGAAGAACAGACAACATCCGTGCTGTTTGTAGTCAAAGTTGGCCCAGATGCGTACAACGACAAAGAGAAATTTCCCAACGGGCCTTGGTGCAAGGCGGGAGATTTTGTAATGACGCGTACATACACAGGGACCCGCTTCAAGATGTACGGCAAAGAAATGCGGTTCATCAATGACGACCAGATCGAAGGCGTAGTCCAAGACCCGAGAGGAATCACACATGTCTGATTTTAAATTTCCAGATGAGCTAGAAGACGACAACATTGAAATTGAGATTAGTGGTAAAGATACCGAAATCGAAGTTGAAATTGTTGATGACACCCCCCAGCGCGACCAAGGGCGTAAGCCACTTGACCGTGAAGTAGCTGACCCGACCGACGAAGAAATCGAGTCCTATTCGGACAAGGTTAAGAAGCGGATTACGGAACTGACCCATGCCCGTCACGACGAGCGCCGTGTCAAAGAAGCAACACTTCGGGAAAAAGAAGAGCTAGAACGGTTCACCCAGAACCTGCTTCATGAAAACAAACGCCTAAAAGGGTTCGTGGAAGACGGCACTAAGCACATTGCAGCTAGCTCATTGACAAGTGCGGAAGCGGAAATGGCCGCAGCCCGCCGTCAATTCAAGGAAGCGCAAGAGGCTTTTGACACCGATGCTATCATTGCAGCCCAAGAAGCGATGACAGACGCAAAGTTCCGTTTAGAGGCTGCAAAGAATTTTCGCCCAGCCCCTTTACAAACTTACAGCGATAGTGTACAAACGCAACAACCGGCACCAGAAGTGGTGCAACCCGACGAAAAGACACTGCGCTGGCAGGCAAAAAACCAGTGGTTCGGGACTCCGGGATTTGAAGAACTAACCAGCTACTCACTAGGGCTGCACCAGAAGCTAGTGAATTCGGGTATGAACCCGCGTAGTGATGAGTATTTCGAGCAGATTGATGCTCGCGTAAGAGGTAAGTTCCCTGAAGTTTTTGGGAGAAGCCAAACCGAAGGCACCAAGCGTCCTGCATCTGTGGTCGCTCCGGCGACTCGTTCGTCAGGAGCAAAGAAGGTTCAAATTACGAATACAGCGGCAGCGCTGGCTAAGAAATTTGGATTAACCCCGCAGCAGTATGCTGCTCAAGTAGCAAAATTGGAGTCTTAATATGGCAACCCGTGAATCTCGTGATCTTTCTTCCCGCGACAAAAATGTGCGCGCTGTGTATGTCCCCTCGAGCACTTTGCCCGATCCAACACCCGAACCCGGATACACGTATCGCTGGATTGCGACGCATGTACTAGGCCAGAGTGACCCTACTAACGTGTCTCGTAAGTTGCGCGATGGTTGGGTACCGGTGAAAGCAGATGACCATCCAGAGCTAATGCTGGTAGGTAATGAGAAGACAGGTAACGTCGAAATTGGTGGGCTGATGCTTTGCAAAATGTCGTCCGATCGCGTCGAAGCTATGTCAGACTATTACAACGACCAAGCAAGAACTCAGATGGAGTCGGTGGATAACACGTTTTTACGTCAAAATGACCCACGTATGCCGTTGTTTTCAGAACGCAAGTCCTCGATAACGCGTGGTGGGTTTGGTTCAGGTCTTAAATAATAGGAGTCCTTAAATGGCATCTACAGCTTCTCCCTACGGCTTAAAAGCCGTGAATGAGTTGGGTGGCCTACCTTACGCAGGTAGCACTCGCTCGTTCCTATTCGATCCTGCTGGATATGGCACAAACGTCTATAACGGAAGTTTGGTATACGTCAAATCTACAGGGTACATTGAAATTGTTACCGCTACTGGCGCTGACGCAACTACAAACGGCTTCCCTGTTGGCACTGCTAACACCGGCGCTGTTGGTGTTTTCGTTGGTTGCTCTTACGTTAACGCACAAGGTCAAACCATTTTTTCACAATACTACCCAGCCAGTGCGCTGAATGCGGTTGCTTTTGTGATTGATGACGACCGTACCGTGTTCCAAGTTCAGTCTGCTGGTACTGTTACCATCGCTGCTCTGGGTTCAAACGTGTTCTTCTCCACAGGTGCAGTGTCTACCGGTAGTACATCTACAGGTAACTCTACCGCTTCTGTTGTGGCTGGCTCTTCCGCTGTTACGACTACCGCCGCTTTCCGCGTCGTTGGTTTCCCTAACATGGTTGGCTTCTCCACAGTAGGTGACGCATATACTGATATTCTGGTGAAGTTCAACCCCGGATACCACTCTTACAGCAACGCTGTTGGTCTGTAAAAGGAGCTAAATCATGGCAATTTCACGCGCACAACTACTTAAAGAACTGCTCCCCGGATTGAACGCATTGTTTGGTTTGGAATACGCTCGCTACGGCGAAGAGCACAAAGAAATCTACGAAACAGAGTCATCTGAGCGTAGCTTTGAAGAAGAGACCAAACTCGCCGGTTTCGGTGCAGCACCAGTCAAGAACGAGGGACAGGCCATTGCTTATGACAATGCCCAAGAAGCGTTCACGGCTCGCTACAACCACGAAACCATCGCGTTGGGCTTCTCCATCACTGAAGAGGCTGTGGAAGATAACTTGTATGACTCACTGTCTGCTCGTTACACCAAGGCTTTGGCTCGCGCTATGGCGTATACCAAGCAAGTTAAGGCTGCTGCTGTTATCAACAACGGCTTCACTAACTCGTCTCAGTACTACGGCGGTGACGGCGTACCTTTGTTCAGCACTGCACACCCCTTAGTTGGTGGTGGAACCAACAGCAATCGTCC